CACCAGAACTCATCAATGGGATGTATGGGCAATAGAATGCTGCCGCATCAGTCTCAGATGAACCCTTATAACCAACCAATACTGGTGTAGTGTCAGGAGCATAAGAGTCAACGAAAACTCTCATTGCGCCGTTTAGTGTACCAACAAACTTAGTGTTTGTAGGTGCTTCGAATGTACCTTCTGTTGTACGTGCGAAAGCAGAAGTAGTTGCAGATTGCAATACTGTCAATGCGGCAGAAGAAACAACAGCCCAGTTACCAGCACCACGACGTGTGCGTTGTGCGATCAAGTTAGCAACACGGTTGATTAGAACAGCTAAGGCAGCGTGTTCGTCACCAACGTAAGTAGCTGTACCAGATACTGTAGCTTGGTTGTATGTGTACTCTGTAGATGCTAGTGTACGTAGAGACAATAAGATTTCTTGGTCGATTTCAGCAGTAATTTCTTGTGCTAGAGCGGCCATGATTTCAGCTTCAACGTCAATACCATGTTGGCTTTGAGCGTCTTGAGCCGCTTCAAATGTCCAACGTGCTTGCAACTTACGTGACTTAGCTTCAACGGCCTGACGTAGAATCTGGACGCTGATCTGCTTACCACCGTTGCCTTCTAGGGCAGCAGTATCGTTAGCAGTGTAATAGCTTGTTGAGCTATCAGCACTTGGAGTGCGAGAATATGCCTGAGCAATCTTGAATGGTGACAATGCTTCTTCACCAGCTGTAACGCTAGTTTGTGCGGCAGAGTTGTCAGTCAAAGATTGAGCATAACGTACACGTAGAGTGTGGATCTGACCAACTGGACCAGTCATTGGCTGAACGCCGACTAGCTCGTTAGCGATAACAGTAGGCATAACACGACGGATAACCGGTAGAATAACACGGTTAAGAGTAGCGATGTTACCTGCTGTAGTTGTGCCTGCTGAAGATTCCTTCAATAGTGCTTTGCGAGTGTTTTCTAAGATAACACCCATAGATGAACGGCGAGTACCTTTTAAGCCTTCAAGTAGGGCATCCTTGGTCTCGTCCCAACGGCTTTCTAATAGAACTTGTGACATTTGTATTTTCTCCTAATATATGTCGTTTTTATAGCCCTGCTAAACGCTTAAAGTCGATAAGATTACTATCCTGTTCAACTTCAGTTTGTTGTTTTGCAGCTGGTTTATCTCCAGTAATTTCAGAAATCACTTTGGACTCTGATAGAACTGCCTTTGCAGGCTTCTTCTCAGCGCCAGTGTTTAGAACTGCTGGAAGATATTTATCGAAAGCCGCCTTCAACTTGGTAGTCTGGACGCTTTCTAGTAAGTTCTTCATCGTAGAAGCCTTTTCTTCGTTCAAAGAACCAAGCAATTCAGCCATAGTCTTTTCACGTAGATTAGATTCCTTAATGATACGAACTTCACGTTCTTTTGATTCAACTAGTTTCTTAGCATCGGTTAGTACCTTTGCTGATTCTGCTAATTGTTGTTCTTTCTCTTGTAGTTGTGCCATTAGCTTGCGTGTTTCTGCTTTCTCATTTAGATGAGTAACAGAGAACTCGCCTGCAAAGGCTTCAAATAGCTTGCGACCAAAAGTATTTTCGCGGGCGATTTGAATGTCTTCCTTAAGCTGAGATAGTTCACCCTTAAGATGTGATGTAACAGCACTGTTCAATCTCTTAGCAGATTCTGCAACGAAACGTTGCTTCAATGCTTCAAGTTGTTGACGACCTTCAGAAACTAGTTTAACCTTAGCTTCAACTACTGCTTGCTTGTCTTGTGAGAATTCTTTGATTTCACGTGCAAGAGCATGAACAACGAATTGTTCTAGTTTGCCTTGGCTTTCCTTCATTGCTTTGCGATCTGCACGTAACTCTTTGATTTCTTCGGCTAGTTTAGTAACCATGAAGTCATTGAACTTAACTGCGCTTTCACGTAGTTTTTGTTGTGCGCGGATGCGGTCTTCATTCATAGCCTGACGCTCAGATTGAAATTCTTCAATCTCAGCTTGTAGGCTTTCTGTCATCATCTTATCTAGGGCCTCAACCATCACACTTCTGTCGTGTTCATAACGGCGTGCAAAATCTTCACGTAGTTCTGCACGAACTTGTTCACGTGCTTCATTCAATTTAGATTCCCAAGCCTCGTTAATAGCCTGAGAAGTTTCCTCATTGATAAGTCCGCTCTCAAGTAATGGTTTGATAGCATCAAACATTTGATGTTCCCCTTTATTTGATTTTGAGATCCTTGATGAGGCGTGTTACTTCCTCTTGTAGGTATCTCTGTACTTTTTTGTCTGTTTGTGCATCTTTTGCAATCTCAAGCATCTTATGACCATGACGCATGTTCATCATGCCTTCATAAATTGCTTTTGGATATGCATTAGGAGCACTAGGTTGTGCGACAATATCAACCGTGACTATTTCAAAGTCACTTACTTTGCCATCATAGTCATTCACGTTTCCGCTACCACGACTAGACACGCCAAGTTTAACACCACTCTCCAACATAGTCTTAACAAGACCGCCCATTGGAGTTGGCAGAATCTTTAATTTACCGAAGCCGTTCGCACCATCCATCCACATTTGTGTAATCATGTGTGATACGCGGTCTAAGTTAATCTTTAAATCGTCCGGGTGATCTACTTCGCCTAAAACGCTATAGCCACCTTGAATCTGTTCGTTCAATGTTTGTACTGCACTCTCAATCTCAGAAACGGGGTAAACACGCTCATTTGCGTTTTTAACCCCGCCCTGGATGAAAATTCCCTTCATATATAGGGATTTTCCGTTGCCGTCATCTGCACTCTCGACCACCATTTGTGCGCGGTCGAAAGTCAGATTTTCCTTGAGATACAAAGCCATTGCTCTCAGATTCCTTAGATACGCTTCTTAGTAGTTCTGCGGCTTTCAACAACTGACTTGTCGTTTTGAGCTACGCTACCACCTGCACCAGCTTCTTTACCTTGTGGAGTGTTGTGACCAAATCCACCTGGAACTTTTTGCTTGAATGAAGACTTACCTGCGTCAGATCCTGGGGCATTCTTGAATGAACCAGCACCTTTAACTTGTGTTTCGCCCTTAGAGTAAGCATTAGATGCACCCTTTGGACTTGTTGGAACAGATTCAGCTTGACCAGAGAATTTAACTGGCTTAGAGTCCATACCAGCTTGACCGCTGTTCTGTAGACCTGGGCTCTTTGTTTGAGCACCGTTGTCACCCATGTTACCATACTTGTTGTATGTCTGACCACCAACTTGCTTTAACTGTACTGCTTCCATCATTTCTTCGTCAGATCCTTCGTCACCGAAATCTTCTTCGCCGCCTAGGTCTTCTTCATCACCCATATCATCGGCGCCCATGTCATCATCACCGCCCATGATTTGTTCAAATTCTGCCATTAGTTGGTCTAGTTTATCCTCAATACGGATCACAGCATCTTCAACTTCTGCACCACCTTCTTCGCCGCCCATGTCGTCAGCATCGATGTCGATTACTTCATCGTCACCTTCGCCGTCATCAGCACCGAATTCTAATTCTTCGTCACCTTCGGTCATGCCGCCAGCTTCTTCAGCACTGATTTCATCCATCATGTCGCCTACTTGACCGACCATACCGCCTTCGCCCATCATCTCTTCGTCCATGATAGACTCATAGATTTCACGTGATTTCTCTACCACGATTTCGTGAAATAATTCACGGGCTTGTTCTTCGTTCTCATTGATAATCATATCAATAAGTTGTTCAAATTTTTTGTTATCCATTGTTGTGTTCTCCTGAATAGAATGGCTTTGTAATAATTATTTAGTGGGTAGCAAAAAAAACAGCACAATAAGTGCTGATTTTTTGCATTTTTACTTGAGATATACGAAATTATACCGGCGCGCCGCCTTCAGCTTCCGGTTTAGGTCCATACTGTGTATGAACTCTTTTCAAATGTTGCTTCTTTTCATAGTTGCGAACGTCTAACATCTTACGCAATTTACGTATTTGTTTTAGTGTTAGCTTAGTCTTTCTTGACTGTTTCCATATAGGTTTGCTGTTATCTTGATTCACATCTTGATAACCTGCTACCGGCGGATCAAACATTTCCATTAATTTCATTATAATTTCCCAATAATGTATTTATCAATTACGCCGGAGGACCTGCCGGTGGCATTGCACCCGGAGACGTTTGAACTGGGCCTGCAACATCAGGAGCCATTTCTTCTCCTTCAGGTGCTTCGGGTTCATCCATTTCTTCACCTGCTTGTTCATCTGTCTCTATATCACCTACACTAACACCAACGTTACGTAAGTCTTGACCTGCAGGAGCCTCATCCTCAGTCTCATTGTTTTCTTCACGCCATAGTTGTTCGTTCTTTGTAATTTCTTCTTCAGTCAATCCTAAAAATCGTTCTAGTGCAAAACGCTTACTAATGTATGGGAATGCTTCCATGCTAGTAAATGTACCAACACGTGCATTGTCTAGTTCACTTTGACGATAAGCCGCAAAGTTCTGCGGAGGATTGAACTTTAATTGAAACAGCCCAGAATCGATGTTTAGACCTCTCCAACGTAAGAACAACTTGAATTCTTCGTCTAACTTCATTGCTAGATAATTTTGTAAACGTTCACAATATTGATTGAAACGGAATTCTTGGATCATCGCTGTACCAACACGACCATCACTTAGCGGTGTTGTATTGTCATCAGGACCTGTAGGAAGATAGCTACTTGGCACACGTAAACCACGTGCTAATCTGTTGTTAAAGTAGCGCAAGTCGTCAATCTCGCCCAGGTTTTGACCACCGGGAAGGACTTCAACACTTGATCCTCTTCCGTCAGCAGTAACAGGGAAGAAGTAATCTTCGTTCATTGACAATGGGTTATATGATGCATCGACAATACTAGAACCACCATAAATACTTGGAATTCTACGTTGGTGAATCTCGTTCTTAATACGTTCTACGAATGCCATAGCCATGTGACTTGGCATGTTACCAACGTCAATCTTGAACATTCTACGTTCAGGAGCACGTTGTACACGATAAATTAGAACAGCATCTTCAAGCAATTCTTTTTGCTTATAGACTTTGAAAATGTTTTCTAGAATACTTTGCCCGAAAGGCCAGAAACGATCAAGACCTTCTGTTAGACTTAGGTGTACTACGTGCTTCGCATCAATAGATGACTCACTCTGTCCTAGTGTGAATCGTGAGCCTGTTGTATTATATGGCATTGCCGGGACAGTATACCCGCCTCCTGCACCACCGCCACCTGTACCACCTAGACCAGTTGCAGGGTTAGCCGCAAAGTCAGTATTTGTTTTCTGAGCTACAGACAAGTTCTGTAGGTTAATGTTCAAGTCTTTGACAACGTATTGTTCTGGTTTCTTGCCTTCACTCTCGTTAACAATAACTTTGATGACCTTAGTCATATCAACCCAAAACAACTTGAATGTTTCAGGATCACGAACGAATACTTGATCTCCGTACTTGATAGCATTGCGGAAAATCTTAAAGATTCGTACATCAAATTCGTTTAGTTTACACCACTGTTGTAGCTGTGTCTTGAGCAATTCTACTTCGTGTGGTGTGGGTTCGTCTTTAAATTCAAATGCAAAAGGAGTCTTGTTTTGCTCATTTTTCATCGTACTGAACTCTGAAATGATGTCCAAACATGCGTTGATTTCAGCGTCAACGTCCATCATTTCATATTGGTTGTAGCGTTCAATACGGTTAGGGTGACCTGTGTAGACTTCTGGAAGTCTACTCATGTAATTGCGATATCCCCAATCTAGGTTATCCCATCCGCCGGTTGAGCTACCATTTTGTCCTGGGCTTCCGTTCCAAGCACCCTGATTGCTATTGCCACCAGAGATTGGACTCGAAACACCGCTTCTGTTTAGAAATTTCTTTTTGTATGTCATAACGTTAAATGGGTTATTAGTATTTAGTTTCAGACCTTCGAATACTGTAATATCTTGTCCTGAGTATCGTTGCCCTGAGATAACTTATCAATTACCATATCCAATTTAGATGACAATACTTCTACTAGCGCCTCAGTCATAGGTTCTTCGCCTGAAGTTGCTTGTGTTGGTGCAATTTGCGATATCATGGTCTTAAATTCTTCTTGCATTGATTTCAATGCATCTATCATTGACGTACTATTAGAGTTGGCAGTATCAGTTAAATCTTTTAGATTCTCACCTATCATAGTAATAGAATCCAATGCAGGGGCAGTTGCTAATGGTGTATCCGTATCCGTAGCCATTCCCGCAGACAACAACTTTTTGAATGAGTCATCCGCAGATATTTCTTTTTTACTAATACTTGCAATTTTGTCATTAGGTA